GAATAACAATCGAAGATTCTGCTGACAACTCCTCATTTGCAGCTATTGCTTCAGGTGCTGTTGCCTTTACTCAAGTAACAGGTACGGCTGCTGCTCAAGCAGTTTCTGTAAATAAGGATGATGCAAGACGTTACGTTCGCATCAAGTACACAATTGGCGGTTCATCAGGCCAATCATTTACATTCTCTGTAAATGGATTCGGTTTGAAAAAGTACGGCTAATTTATTTATGGCCCCCTTATGTCTGCGAGGGGGCTTTTTCTTATGGCATTTACTGAAGACATAAATATTTTCTTTGAGGATTTTTCAGATACTGTTGTGTCTGGAGGTTCTACTGTGAAAGGCATTCTTGAACAGCCTGATGAAATAGTTGCTGATGGAGTTGTTCTCACCACCGATTATCAATTAACTGCAAAAACTTCTGATTTAGGAAGTTTGGAATTTAATGCAAGTCTTACTGTCAATGGTGCTGCTTATACGGTGCGTAGTGTTAGGAAAATAGATGATGGTGTCTTATGCATTGTCTCTCTTACTAAAACTTAGGGATAAATTATGGCTACTAAACGAGAACAAATTCTTGCTGCTTTAAAAACTCAATTAGCTGGAACAACTGGAGTAGGAACTCGTATCTTTAGAAGTAGGCCAGAAGCATTTAAAAGAGCGGATACTCCCTCAATTGTTATTGAGCCAACAAATGATCAACCAAGTATAAATTCATCTACTTATTTAAAAATTGATTGGACGTTAACTGTTCGAGTTGTTGTTATTGCTAGAGGAAATGTTCCTGATAATGTTGCAGATCCAACTATTGAAAGTCTTCATACAAAAATGGTGAATGATCCTACGATTGGAGGACTTGCTTTAGATGTAAGACCCTCTAGTACTAGCTTTGAATTTCTTGAAGCTGATCAGCCAGCAGGAATAATAATGTGTGAATATGAAGTTGATTATCGTTCTTCTTATAACAATTTGTCGTCTTAAAGGTTATGCCTAACAACCCACTTCCTCTACTATGAACGAAGTAAATCCAAGCGAAGGCGGTAGTTATTCGCTTGACCCAGAAACAGGCGAACGCACTTTAATCAAGCGCACTTCTCCCTCTATCCCAAATCAGGTAAACGACAATGGCACTTCTGGAAAGGAAACGAGTAATTCTTCTGGAACTGGAAAGCAGTTACGGAACAGATCCAACTCCAACGGGCGCAGACGCAATTCTAGTAAGGGATCTGTCGATAACTCCTCAAGCGAGTGATGTTGTCTCCAGAGATTTAATTAGACCTTATCTCGGTGCTTCAAGACAGTTACTAGCTAATACAAGAGTTGAGTGTACGTTCAGCGTAGAACTCGCAGGGTCAACCGCAGCAGGCACGGCTCCCAGAGTGGGGAAAGCACTTAGGGCATGTGGCCTTAGCGAGACAGTCGCTGCCAATACAAGTGTTACTTATGCACCTGTATCTAGTTCTTTTGAATCAGCAACTATTTATTACAACGTAGATGGGGTCTTACATAAGACAACAGGCTGTCGAGGAACATTTACTATCTCAGCCGAGGTGGGTTCGATTCCTACAATTGAGTTTTCGTTCCAAGGAATATATGTACCTCCTGCTAATGCTGCACTACCTTCTGTTACTTACGGGGCGCAAGCCACACCATTAGTATTTAAGAACGGTAATACTGCTGGGTTTGAGTTATTGTCTTATGCTGGTGCGTTACAAAGTTTGTCCTTTGATGCTGGAGTACAAACTCAGTACATGGAACTTGTTGGGGGAACCAAAGAAGTTCATTTGATAGATAGACAGACAACAGGTACTGTCACTATTGAAGCACCAAAGCCAGGTACTAAGGATTATTTTGCTGCGGCTTTAACCGATTCAAGTTTAGGTAATTTGCAATTTACTCATGGTGATACAGCAGGTAACATTGTTAAATTTACTTCAAGTAAAGTTGATATTGGTGATGTGAATTATTCAGAGTTGAATGGAATTGTAATGGCTGAAATTCCATTTACTGCATGTCCATCAACTGCTGGAAATGATGAATTTGAGCTTCAATATAAGTAAATCAACTTTGATTTGATTAAAAGGGGGCTTACGCCCTCTTTTTTTATGGTTAAAGTAGCAAGGTATCTCTATTACTTATCTTATGAGTTTTATCAAGAAAAAGGTATCTGCTTATCCGTGGCCTGTTGAAGTAAAGAAACCATCAGAAACAAAACCAGGAGAATTTGAAAGTTCTACTTTTATTATTAAATTTAAAAGATTAAAAAAATCAGAACTTACTAAGTTTGAAGCTGAACAAGATTTTGGTGCTTTGAAAAAAATTATTGTTGGATGGAGTCAAATTCAAGATGAAGAAGGAAAAGATATTCCTTTTTGTGATAAAGAATTAAAAGCTTTTTCTGAAGATGTTGATTTTGTTGCTGGTGTAGTTGAGGCATTTGGTAATTTTTATCAAAATGCAAATGCAAAAAACTAACTGATGCTGCCCTTTATTGGGTTTCGGGTGGCAGCGGATCAGATAAACAGGTAGATGAAGATGCTAAAATTTTTGGCATTAAATTACCTGAGAAACCAAAAGAAGAAGAAGATGGATGTGTTGTGTGGGAAGAAAATTGGGAAACAGTAATGATGTTCTTAAGGATGCAAACTCAATGGAGTATGTCTTTCGGAGGAGTAGTTGGTTTGAAATATGAGGTCTTATTAAGTGCAGGGGGTTTATTTGACATATACAATGTAAAGGACAGACAAGAAATGCTCGAAGATTTAAAAATCATGGAACATACTGCTCTGCTTGAAATGAATAAGAAGGATTCTTGATATGGCTGGAAAAGTTGTTGAAACCGTTTCGTTAAAACTTGACTTGCAAGGCTTTGCACAGTTGCAAGGTCTAGGAAATAAATTTAAGAAATTAGAGAATCCTATTAAGTTAGCTGGAACAGGGGTTACTAAATTAAAGAATGAAATTATGGGGTTAGGAAAAGTAACTCCTAACACGATTAGTCATTTAAATGCTCAAGCAGATGCATTAACAAGAGTACGCCAAACAGTAGAAATTGGTACACAAGAATTTAAAGAACTCACAACAGAAATTAATAGGGTACAAGGTGCGATAACTAAGGCCAATGCTTCGATGAATAAAGCAAGCTTTGGACGTAAAGATATGTTCCAAGGCTTGAGTTCAGTTGCTGGTGCTACTGCGTTTGGTGGCCCTTTACCTGGCGTAACTGGGTTAATTGGTGGTGGTATAAGTAAACTTGCTGGTCAAGGTTTTGCTGCTGGCACTATTCCTGGTGTTGCAGCAGGTTTTGCATTAAAGCCTGCTGTAGAAGGAATAAGTGGTGCAACTACTTATGCAGCAGATATAGAGAAATCAAAAATTGCTTTAGAAGGAGCAACCAAGGTAGAAGGAGATCCAGCGGCTTCTATTGAGGCATATAAAAATGCATTGGCAACTGCTGCAAGAGTTACTAAACAGTTCAATGTTCCTCAAGAGATAGCAATTAAAGGTATGACTCGGCTAAGTGCTGCGGTTATTGGTGCTGGAGGAAATGTACATAATGCTTCTTTGGCATTTACAAGTGTAATTGCAGCTATTAAAGGTACGGCAGGCAGTTCGGAAGATGCAAAAGCAGCGATAACTGCACTTGTTCAAATCTATTCAAAAGGGAAGGTATCAGCCGAAGAACTTTCTGGGCAACTCGGTGAACGCTTCCCAGCAGCCGTGACCAAGTTTGCGAAGGCAAATGATATGGAAGCTGCAAGTTTGCAGAAGATGTTGAAAGATGGAACGGTAGGGTTAGATATGCTTGAGAAATTTGTAATTTCTCTTGGTAAAGAATATATTCCAATCGCTGAAAAGATTGCTAAGTCAAGTGAAGAAGCAGGCGCAAGAGCAAGAGTTGCGTTTAATGAATTACGAATATCTGTCGGTAAACAGTTAATTCCTATTGGAGAACAATTCCAAGAAATTGGTATTCAAATTTTAACAACTATGTTGCCAGCAGTTGTAACTATATCTAAGGCTATGATTCCTGTTTTTAAAGCTATAGCTGGAATAATTAAATTTGTAGTTGATAATTTTCATGCACTTGCTTCGATTATGGCTGTTGCTGGAGGTGTGGCTGCTGGGGTGGCTCTAAAAGTTACTGGTTTAGGGGCTGCTTTGGCAGCGATGAATTTAGCAGTAGTAGTCAAGCAAATAGGAGCAATGGTTCTTGCTTTAAAAGCAATGACGTTTGCTCAAATAAAAGCAAATATTGCTGCTTTTGCTAATCCTTATGTTGCGTTAGCTGCTGGTCTTACTGCCGCTACAATTGCTGCTTATAGGTTCGCTACAGCAAACGATAGATTAAAAGCAAAATTAGCATCTGGGGATGCAACCGAAGAGGATGTAAATAAAATATTTAAGAGAAGATTAGAGATTCAGAAAAAAATCAAACAAATAGAAGATAGCAAGGAATTTAAAGCTGGTAGACAAGGAGCAATAGATAGTATTGCAAGATTAAAAAAAGAATATGCAGAGTTAACTGAAGCAATAGAAGATTTTAGAAAAGCAGTAGAAGATGGGGCTTCTATGGAAGAGTTAATGGAAAAAGCTTTAAAAATGAGTTCAATGTCAGGCGGTGATGGAACAGAAAATCCTCTTGCTAAATTTGCAAAAGAAGGTTTTGATTATGCAAAACAAATCGAAACTGCTGTAGTTGGTGCATTTGGCAAAATGGAAAATGCAATAGTTAAGTTCGCTCAAACAGGAAAACTGGAGTTTAAAGATTTAGTCTCAAGTATTCTTGCTGACATGTTGAAGATTGCTATAAGGGCAACCATTACTGCACCGCTAATGAAAGCAATGGGATTTGCTATTCCAGGTTTGGCTGATGGTGGTGTGATTGCTGGTAATAATATTGTTCCTTATAGAAAAGGTGGTGTAGTTAACTCGCCAACAATGTTCCAATATGGTGGGTCAAAACTAGGGATCATGGGTGAAGCTGGCCCTGAAGCGATACTACCCCTCAAGAGAGGATCGAGTGGAAAACTTGGAGTTGAAATGCATGGTGGCAGAGGTGGTGGTC